TTAACGATCAAATCGCGAAGGGTCTAACAAGATACGTCGGTCCACATCCTGTATATCGCGCACCCCACATAACCCCATAGAAACACTTAGCTCATTCGCTAAAATCTCTAAGGCTCGCGTAACACCGGCTTGGCCTGCCGCCCCCAACGCATAGAGAAACGCTCTACCAATCATGGTGGCATTAGCACCCAGTGCCACAGAGCGTAAGACATCCTGCCCTGAACGTACCCCGCTATCCAACCAAATCTCGGTTTGATTACCCACAGCATCCACAATAGATGGCAAACATGCGATGGTAGACGGTGCGCCATCCAATTGGCGGCCGCCGTGGTTAGACACCACAATGGCATCTGCCCCTGCATCAACCGCATGACGTGCATCTTCGGCTTCCATAATGCCTTTAAGCACTAACTTGCCACCCCAGCACTTTTTAATCCACTCTACGTCATCCCAACACAAGGTGGGATCGAACTGCTGCTGTGTCCACGACGCCAACGTGCCCAAGTCATCCACACCAGCCGCATGACCAATAATATTGCCAAAGGTGCGACGCTTGGTTTTTAGCATGCCTTGGCACCAACGCAAGCGCGTTGCCAAATTCAGCATGTTCATCAAGGTAGGACGTGGCGGAACAGATAAACCGTTACGGATGTCTTTATGACGTTGGCCCAATACCTGTAAATCTAAGGTCAGTACCAAGGCAGAGCAATTAGCCGCTTTGGCACGGTTAATTAATGCTTCGATAAATTGTCTATCGCGCATCACATACAGTTGGAACCAAAATGGCGCTTGCGTGTGCTCGGCTACATCCTCTAATGAGCAAATACTCATTGTGGATAAGGTAAAAGGCACACCAAAATCACGCGCTGCACGAGCCGCTAAGATTTCACCGTCCGCATGCTGCATGCCTGTCAGGCCGGTAGGAGCCAGCGCCACAGGCATACTCACAGGCTGCCCCAACATGGTGGTCGCTAAACTGCGCCCTTCTATATTGACCGCCACGCGCTGCTTGAACTTCAACTGCTGCATGTCGGACTCGTTATCCCTGTAGGTGGACTCTGTCCATGAACCCGAATCTACATAGTCATAAAACATTTTGGGCACGCGGCGACGCGCCAACTGCTGAAAATCAGAAATACACGTAATCTTGGACAGATTATCCACTTCGGCTCTCCAAAGGGCTCATAAATAAAGCAATACTACACACCAACCACCACGCCAGTGTGCGAAAACATCAAGCGTAACGCTTGTACGCGCTACTAGGCCAGTGCAATCGCTAGAATTTTGCCTAGCGGCACTCAAAATGCCGCACTTTTCGCCCTTCAAACAGCTCAAGAACTGACCAAAACAGAAAATTTCTCTATAAATTGGCTTTGCATATCAAAAAACGTTGACACATTAAGAAATACAGTGCTATAGTTTCTTTCTCACAGCGGCTGTAGCTCAGTTGGATAGAGTACTTGGCTACGAACCAAGGGGTCGTGAGTTCGAATCTTGCCAGCCGCGCCATATACGATAAGGGAGCCACTTCTTCGGAAGTGGCTTTTTTATTGGCTTTCAAGAGATTCAGACAAAAAAATACGGTCATTAAAGCCAATGAACCGTATGATGCCTTTTCAAACTCGTGGGGAAGTAGTGGGGAACTTTTTAGAACCCTCTAAGCAACTCTTCTAATCTGTGCCCTCCTTAGTACAGCAAGCAGATTAATGGTCTCCCCTACACGACCAGGTGCAGCTATCAGATTCAAAGCGTCATAGATCTCTTTGATCTGGGCCACTGCATAGTGAGTACTCATGCTTCTATTACTATGCCAAAGGATCTCATCTTGCGTACGCTCCGAGATTCCCGCCTGCCGTAACCGCATGCCGACCGTGTGACGCAAATCATGGACGTGTAAATCATCCAGACCGGCGCGTACCCTTCCATTCTCCCAAGCCGTGTTTAGAAGCCTACCAATCGGCTTGTAGACGGGCTGCTTATCGCTACCCTCTTTAAGCGACCGATAGTGCGTAAACACGAACTCTTCATGGCGGCCACGCTGCCTGTCTATGATCTCTTGTGCCAAGCTATTGCAAACAATGATCCTATCCATCTTGCGACCTTTCACGTATGCCCTGGGCACAACAAAAATAGAGACCTTCGTACCACCGATATCGACTTTGATCTCCCACGCCCACCTGAGCTGGCAAACCACATTCTGCCGAACACTAGTGTTCAAGATAAAAAGCGAAGTTTCTGCTGCATGCTCAGGTAGGCATTCAAGCAAAGTGTCTTGCTCTTTCCATGATATGGGTCTAGGCGGTCGCTGATCGTCCACAACCAACATTTCTAACGGCACATGACTTTTCAAGAATGAAGTCTTATCAGGACGCCGCCAGCGGGTTGCTGCTAATTTGCATATACTATTGACGACAGACAAGGCATTGTTAATACTCTTGTTCTTGATACCAGCTTTCTGTCTTGCGGACACAAAAGAACTGGCTGTATCGTCAGTAATTTCTTCTAATGTTAAAGAGCCTAGGCATTTAACTATCGGTATAAGAAGGTATGCATCAGTAACGGCTGATGGCATACCTTTTTTTTCTTTTTCCAATAAATAACGAGCAGCAGCATCTTTCAATGTGAGAGAAACCTGCTCACTACTAAGAGCATGGGCCGAAGTACTTGCATCTAAGAATTGTTCGGCTTCTGTGTAAGTCGTGAAACCACGTTTTCGAATGCGTCGTTTCTGGTACCGTGTGTCAACGGCCCACTTACCATCACTGCTCTGGTAGATGCATTTTCGTTTCGCTGAACGTTCCATTTCGTAACTCCTTCTGCCTCGGAGCGTTCACTACCGTGTGACAGTTTATAACGCTCCCACGCCACATCCAAATCTGTTTTTTCATAAACAACTGACGTTCCTGCCCTAACCCCTTTATCTCTCAATAGAGGCAAGAGGTTCTTCTCAAAGAACCTGCGTCGGACACCAAAGTAGGTCATGACTTCTTGTGTATTGAAACAACGCTTCATATCTAACCCTTGGCAAATATCCAGCAACGCTCCGAATTACTCTTAGTACCTAGTCCAGTTAATGATTGCCTATCTTTGATTGCGCTATTCACAACCTTACTTTCCACAAACCTATAACGTTTACTGGTTTTTAATAGTGTTTTCAGCTCACGCAGCAGTGGCATTTGTTGGCGACTGGCGATGGCCACCTCCATAAAGTGGTTCAGGTTGATAGCAATTTCGACTTGAGGCGTTCTTGAGTGATTCAGCACTGGTTCTTCTTCCGACCCATTTAGGTACTCGTACATATCCCAAAACTCCACAACAAGTGGATGATCAGCTTCTAGGGCCTGGCATCGCTCTACAGCCATCTGTTCTATTAAGTTCTTGGCAGCCTGGTATTGCTCATCCGTCATTTTCATCAGCTTTTGCAAGGCATCCAGCATGGCCATCAACTGCCCATGATTTTGCGCTATACGAGAATTACGAATCAGGCTGTTACCTAGCAATTGCTGGCCATACTTTGGTGCCAATTCATCTATCATCCCTACTAGTTGCGCCTCTCTCGTTGTCGCTTTCAAAATAAAACCAGACAGAGCTTCCACTGGCATTTGTGATAACGCTTTTGATGCTTGATGGCCCTCATCGCTGTGCATGCTCTTATCGAAGTACACATGAACAATACGTGACATGATTGCCTCAGATGACTGCACAGCATTGTTCTGGCTAATAACAAGAGCACCACGAAACGGTGGGTCATAAGTGTCATTGCCCCCTGTCATCATCCCTCTGCTGCGCACAGAGCGACCGTTAAACAGCGTTTTCAGCTCATCCCAATCGTATGTGCTTTTAACAGCCATTCCTGAGCCTGATTGCTCCCGATCTGACTCAATCAATACCGTAGGCATACCAGCCAATTGTGCAAACCTTCTTGCTCGTGCAGCTGGTGTAGCCCTAGACGGATCAAAGCCCTCTTCATCGTTACGTCCAAACAAACGCCACATGAACTCAATCAGGTACGTCTTACCGGCACCGGCCTCCCCTACAATTTCCAAAAAGGGAAAGCTCTTCTGCGTTTTGCGGATTTGCTCAGCGAATAAACTCCCCATCCAAAAAGCCAAACATACAAGCCCCTTTGCTCCTGCGCTTTTCCAGAGAAGCTGCTCCCATGAGTTGTCATACTCACTAGGGTTACTATTTATGTCCAGTTGGATGGACTGCAACAACGTTTTTACAGCGACATTACCAATATCAAAATAGTCCTCATCATTTAACTTATGCAGCTTGCCTCCTGATACAGCCACATCGCCCAAAAGGTAGCACCCGTGTTCTTTGCTATAACCAACAAAATCTACGGTGCTCACACGTTTGATATTGAAAAGCTGCCTTTCAAGGGATCTATCTAACATTTGATTTGAGCCTGAATACATTGCGCCTGGTGCAATCGCCAACAAACGTTTTTTAAACTCCCCCGAGCTAGATAATTGAGAACTAGTAAATGTATTTTTCACTGACTTACCATCATGAGGAAAATCTACCCTGTAGTAGTACCAGGCTTCATCCGTAGTTTCATTCGCTTGGTAATAAAGAGGGAACGGGTGGCAGTTAGCAATTTGCCGTATGCCTCCAGACTCAGCCATCGCCAGATCTTGCAACTCTTTTTGCTCCAGCCCTGGGCGCTCTTCATTGATGCGCTCGATCGCTTTCTGATACTTATCAACATCCATATTGAACCAGTACAACCGGTTCTGAAACTCAAGCTCAAACTCACTGCGCCTTGGATTGTTGTTATAGATCAGCATAGCTTTGGCTGTTGCCGTTTCAGCAAGCAACAACTCGCCATGGTAGCGGTATTTTTCCAGTCCACTTTTTGAGAGTGGGCGACTTTCTTCATCTTCTAGGTGCTTCCCTAACAAAAACAAATCATTCCAGTCTTGTTTCTTTGTTTTTGTTTGAGGGATCGTAGCTGCTGAGCATAACCAACCTGCTTTTCTAGCTTGTGCAACCCATTTTTTAGTGAAGCCACGACCAGCTCTGTCACCATCAAGAGCCCATATCAGTACAGGCTTCTTATCGCGTGAACGTGCAAGATCTTCCATAGCGTCTGCGGGGTAATTATTGCAGGTCAGCAACGCTACAGCTGGTATGCCTGTAAGCCACAAAGCTATGGCATCAAAAATCCCCTCTACTAGCCAGATCTCTTTTTCTTTCGATAGATCCAGATCTGGTGGGCACCACCATTGGCCAGAATATGATCCACCATATTTGAACCTTGCTTTCTTATCAAAACGTGATGGCTGATCAATCAACCTTTCCCACCAAGTACTCCCAACTTGAAAGCGGACAGTAGCTGACCCCGCATTCTTCTTATTGTCAAAATAAGACTCTTGGGTGTACCACCCCTTAACCCTTGCTAGGTCAAAGCCACGTGCATGATGCATATATGCGTCAGCAGCAGCGTTTGGATTGGTTTTTTGTTGTTCCTGATAACGCGTAGACCAATGCTCAAATAAATCTTGGTACATGTCTTTAACATGGCCGGTATATGCGCAATTAGTCAGCCGACCGCAGCGAACAACCCAAGGGTTCTCAGCATTAGTGTAAAGCTCCTTTTTACCGCATTGAGGGCATCGGCCTCCCCTCAGCCAACCTTTTACTTCTTTAAATTGAAAGTCCCGGCTTAAACGATCCAACACATCGCGCAGAATATCTGGACTCATTGCTTACTCCCACACTGGCTAGCTGTTTCAGGTAGATGCACAGGGCAAGGCCAAGGGCGTAGAGATCCATTACCGGATGGGCAGGAGCAAGCAGTAAGCTGCTCGTTGGCTGCAATGTCCAGGACTCTTTTTATTACAGGACTCCAACCTGCTGCGATGGCGACGGTAGGCGCAACTGCCCGCATGGCTTCAATTACGCTGATGCACTCCCGCTTAGTTAGGCTGTATGTTTGTCTATTTAGCTGACGTATCACATCAAGCAGCGCCTCTTGTCTTCTTCTGGCCAGCTCTTTAGACAGCATCTCCATATCATCGGCATGCTGTTGTAGTATGTGCAAGTGATGTTCAAGCAGCGCTTCTTTACTCATGGTTTCGTATGCTTGTATCTGTGTCATGCGTGTTGTTCCTTTCCATTTTCTGTAGACGTAGCAATCCCCTGCCACTAATGCCTCACGGTGGCCACTACAGAAAAAGTGGGTTTATTTGGTTGTTTAGTAGCGGGCGGCTTTGCGACCGTTACTGGTGATAAGTGCCGTCTTACGAACACTCTGGTCTATAGGCAAGCTACTTAACCACTGTGCAAAGTCACGTGCCGAAACCACGTGACGCTTATTTTTGTTGCTATCAACAACCACGATCATTGTTGATGTGCTGCCATCCAAATCAAAATACAGCGCTGTATTTCTACTTTCCTGCTCACACAGCGCACGTAATACGATCTTCTCTGCCGTTTCATCAGAAAGGTCACACTCACTTTGTAAATAGAGCACTGCACTTGCCACCAGTCTGTCCCTGTCTAAATACTCAGCCTCATGTTTTTGTATGAATGCCTGAGCTTTAATTGCGTAGAAGTCTTTTAAATCGGTGAAATCAGTCATCGAAAATACTCCTTTGTTTTTTGTTACTCAGCATGTCGTGAATACGTGCGATAGATTCACGCTCAAGCACTGGTAAATTCACTTTAGGGTTTGGGATGCCAGATGGCGAGATTGTGCGTGTAGCCTCCATTACTGCAACCCAACTATGGCCACACACGATGTTTGTGCATAAGAAGTAGACTTCGCGCATTGTCAGGGTGATTTCATTACTAGTCCTAACTTGCGCCCGTTTCCGGCAGTGTGGGCAATTCATTCCAAGAACTAGAGCCATAGCCTTATTCCTTTTTTTGCTCTAGGCGTTTTTTATATTCCGCCACACCTAGATGAACTATCAGTCGCGTAAATTGGGCGATTGGTCGATGCTCTTGTCTTGCGAACTCTTCGATCTCAAAAAACTCTTCGTCAGGTAAACGTAAACCAATCATTCGCTTACGACTGGATGTATTCACAGGTGCGAGATTTGTCATGTTAGTGGTATGTTTCATAGTGACTCCTAATAACAGTGGTAACAATTGTTATTGTGGTGAGATATTTCTCACCTGTCAACCTATATTATGAGATATTTCGCATGAAAGAGATAATCGGCTCACGCTTGCGCCAAGAACGTGAACGCTTGGGGCTGTCCCAAAGTGCCGTCTGTAAAGCCCTTGGAACAGCGACACGTACACAAATAGCGTGGGAAAAAGGGGAGCAAGTCCCCAATGCTCTGCATTTAAGCCAGCTCGCTGCCGAAGGGTTCGACATTCTTTTTATTGTGTCGGCACAGCGAACAACGTCGTTTGAAACAGAGCTAGAAGCACTCTCCGACTCGTGGAAAGCTATTGATGCTGCGCTCTATGAAACAGGGAAAACTCTTCCTCCTGAGAAGAAGAAAATTGCAGCAGAAGCCCTATATACAGCAGTTAAAAATGGGGAAGGAACGCTGCAGTCATTGTCTAAACTTATGACCAAAGCAGCATAAAAAAAACCGCCTGTAAGCGGTTATGAGTTTATTGCGCTGCGTTAAGTAACGCATCAGAAAAAATGTTTAGCCCAGGATCTCTATCTGCATAGTAAAGCGTATAAAAATCATCAGTCCATCCATACTCACCCACCAAATCCGAGAAATTAGCTTTGGGTAAGAACTGCCGAATGACATCTAATGCCTGCGCTCTGGAAAGAGAAATTGTGTACGTGGGCTGTTCACTAATAACCGACGATACAACAGGCACAGCGGTCACAGTAACGGTATCAACACTGGTGTGTATAAAGGGCTTATACACACCATACAGTAGCGCACGTTTCACCTGCTCATCAATTACCACAGCAGAATCTCCTGCATAGACAATTGGCGATATACGTATCACCAGAGGCTCCGTGCTAAGCAGCTCAAGCGTATTGTCGCTGGGGTCATAGTCGCCCAAATCCGCAAACATTAACGCAACGGTCTCATACTGAGTGGCTGCTGATGTTGCCGACCATGTAAAAAGACCGGCTAATGCAGAGAGTAGACTTAGTAAAAATTTCATCACCGGCTTCCTCCTAAAAGCACTTGTTACGAATGGTATCATTGTTCTCAAAACTTAATTAACAATGCTTATTTAACCCTTAAAGCGCAGAAAAACCAAAAGGAGCAATGATGAAAAACCTTTATGCTTTCCCTAAACGGCCTAGCAACTTAGAAACAGTAAAAGCATTGTTGGATCAAGCAGAGCCTATACAAACACAAACAGGCCCGCTGCAAAAACTGCTAACAGAAATATTAAACTGCCTACTGCGAACTGAAGCCAGCATAAAAAAAACAGCATTACAAACAGCAATGCCGTGACGGTTCAGTCTGAGTCATCCTCTTCCAAAGAATCGCTCACACTCTCTTGACCCTCCGTCTCTAATTCAATTGCAGTATTCAGCCCCCCACTATCATCCAGCCTATGCGTCAACGTTTCAATAAGCCAACGCGTGGTGCTAATAGGGGGCTTCATGTCTTTAAACACAATAAAACACTGAGGTGTCAGCTCTGGTTTACTTACTGCAAGCGTGTAGGACATTTTTGCCTGCCCTCTTTTCAGCCGCTGCCATTCTGCCTGTGCCTCTGCTAAAGCATCATCCTCAGTAGCGAATGTCTCCCGTAAGTGCTTTGCATTCCCTAAAACACCTACAACGACTGATTGCTTCTTACCTTTACGGGTATCCATCCAGAAAGCTTTAACACCGCTGTATGCATCCCTATTCGCCTGCTGATAGTAATGGTTATCGCCATCTGCGCGTGACAGCTCAAAAACAGGCATTTCAGTTTTATCGTCAGACTTTTTGGCCCCATGAATAGGCATAAACAAAAGCCTTCCCTCTTTAACCGTCGCCACGGCATCAAAGCGCTTACCAATGCGGCTCAGAAAAGCAGCATCGGATTCTTCTGTTTGATCTATATGGGGGATAACCTTTTTCTCTAATGCCGGACTCACTATTGCCTCTAGCGAGTTAGCTTTAGCTATCTCACCAACAATCGCACCAATAGTTTTCTTGTGAAAGCTACGCTCAGAACGTGTCCGCAAAGGTCCACCAAAATCCGCACTACGCCCTCGAATGATTAGGCGGTCGGGTGTACCACTATGACCAACCTCATCAATCAAGTACGTCCCCTTATCTACCAAACCACTATGACTCCAACCGATTGATACCCGCAACTCAGCATCTAAAGGGGGAATTTCTAAAGCACCATCATGATCTGACAGCTCTACAGTTAGTTGATCTGCTTCATCCCCCCTATGCTCAATAATAGTGAGTGAGATTAAACGTTCCTGAAGTTTGTCTTTGAGGCTTTTCCCATCTAAAAGACATTCCCAAATGGCAACTGGATATGCCCTCGATAAAAAACTCATAGCAACTCTGCCACGGACATCCCGCTTGGCCCCAACCTAGGCAGCGACAGGTCACCCAACATACCATCAGTTAAGTCTTCATCTATGCGCTCAAGAGTAATATTGAACTCAATTCTTGTGGCCTGCCCATGTCGATTATGAAGCGATCCTGTTTCAGCCACTGCTTGAATAATGAATGCCCCATGAAAAAACCCCAAGCCATCAACTAGTGTGTATGCTTTCCCTGTGTTGGCCATGTCATAAATCATAGGCAACGCTAGGATTGATCCAACTTGCCCTGGAGCAATCCAGCCAGGCAACGTAACGACTTGCTCCCCAGCTCCTAAAAACTGATATGCGGCTCTTGCTTGTACACGACCATTCTTTCCATGACGCCATGATGTCTGCTTTTCTAATGTCTGATATGCCAACGTGCTCATACCAAATAAAAACATACCTAATGCCATTTGCATACTCATCCACTCCTTAGATATCACTCAAGCTAGAACGACGTCTTGCCGCCTTTTCCCTTTCTATTCGCTCTATCTCTCGCCTTACGGCTGAGGCTATGTCTGTAGGGGACATGCCTGGTGCTGCGTGAATATTAAATTCATATTTATCACCACCTACAGCCAACTGTTTATTGCTGATACTTGAGGGCTGGTATGTGCCGCTAGTGCTTTGAATAGCTGGCCGTGTATCGAATTTGAATGCGTCAGCCCCCACGAACCCTGCTCCATCATTCGCAAATGCCAAACCAGCCCCTGCAGTCATGACCCCTGCCACAAGCGCCTGCACGGTTTTCATAACCTGCCCTTGCTTCTGTGTAATACCTATTGCTGCTCCCTCACTAACGTTCTCTCCATAGCCCATGAACACTCTACTTGGTGACTCAATACCCAATACACCTTTAAACCAGGACATAGCACCTTCCGCAACTTCCACCACAGAGTCCTTTACAGCTGATGCCATCCCCTTAATACCATTCACCAACCCTGTCATTAACATCCCACCAAACTCTGAAAACTTACCTGGCAGCTCTACACCTAAGTAATCCATCACAGCAGCAAATGCTTTATAAAACAATCCAAGTGGCGACCAGTTCACAATAAGCTCAGCGATCGACAAAAGTCCCCCTGAAAATGCCGTACGCACATCAAGCCAAAGTTCAGAGAAAAATGCTTGTATGGGTTCCCATATTGCTTTGGCAACAGAGACTGCCCATTCAAAACCGGCCTGTAGTATTGACGACAACGCATCTACTGTCTCAAAGAAGATCTCTGTTATCGAGGCCCAAAGATTGCTAAAAAACGCCTTAATCGGCTCCCAATAGCGCCATATCAAATACGCTGCCCCAGCGATAGCTACAGCGATCATCACAATTGGATTGCTAAGAAAAATCCTCCCAACCATCGCAACAGTTTTACCTAACCCCACGAATGCCGCTTTTAGTCCAGCCCCCTTGACTCCTAGTAATGTCATCCCATAACGTGTCACAGCCAATGGGCCTATGATGCTGGCAAGCCCAAGTGTTAATGCTCCACCAACAGCTACCAGTGCAGCTACTATGGCCACAAGTTTGACAAGTGTTGCGGTTAAGACTGGATTCTCTTTAATCCACCCGCCGACGTAGCTTAGAATCCCTGTAAACATCTGAGTCAATGAACGCATAGAGCCATCCTGTTGCTCTTGGAGCTGAATACCTAAATCCTCCCATGCACTGCTTAACTCATCTAAATCGCCCACCATGTTGTCGGCCATGACTTTTGCAGTTTGTGATGCCTCGCCTTGTGCGTTCTTCAGCGTTTCAATAAACCCTTGCAGCTCACCCATTCCCGCCTGCCGCACCAGTACCTGCATTGCACTGACAGCCTCTTCACCGGCAATACCTTTAAGCAAACCAGCCCGCTGCGCATCACCCATGCTCTTGGTTTTTTCATATATTTCAGTCAGCAGCTCAGGCATCGGTCGTAGGTTACCGGCAGCATCTTGTGCATTAACCCCTAGCGCATCCATTGCTTTCGCAGCCGCCGCCGGTGGCGCGGACATACGGTTCATGATCGAGCGCAATGCAGTACCCGCCATCCCGCCTTGTATACCTGCATCACCAAGTTTGCCTGCCATCGCTGCGACCGTTTCAATGTCCTGCCCTAAGCTAGAAGCAATAGGCGCGGCATACTTCATCGTTTCACCAAGCATGGCCAAGTCAGTATTGGATCGTGTAAAGGCTCCTACCAAGACATCACCTACACGCTCCATTTCGGTTGCCTGCAGGTTAAACCCCGTCAAAATATTAGAAGCAATGTCGGCAGCTTCACTTAACTCATTACCACCAGCCTTTGCCATATCCAACAAGCCAGGCATTGCATCCAGAATGTCCTGTGGCTTGAAACCCGCCATCCCTAAAAAAGCCTGCCCTTGCGCCGCTTCTGTTGCGCTAAACATAGTTTTAGCACCCAAGTCTTTGGCCTGGTCGCGCAGCTTTTCCATCTCTTTGCTATTTTTATCTAGCCTAGTCAATGACTGCACTTTGCTCATTGACTCATCAAACTCAATGCCTTTGCTCAGGAACTTATAACCACCGTATAAGACCCCAGACCCTGTAGCCATAGCAGCCGCACCTGATGCTGCCATTGAACCAGCCAATGCTTGCGTTTTTTGCAGCTTGTCACGTGCCTCACCTAATTTACGCTGCTGCTGTGCAACCTCACCCAGCTTCTTACGTTGAGCCTCCAACTGGTCATTAGTGCGAGCTATTTCAGAACGTAGTCCACGCTCATCATGAGAAAGGTTCTTTGTTGATACTCCAGTGGTCGACAAACGACTGCGCAAAGTTTGTAATCGCTGCGCTTGCTCTGAGTGCTGTTGTTTCAGATCGCTGGATACTTTGACCGCTTGTTGGAACTCGCGCCGTAATTTTGCGCTCGGCTGCTGCGTAGCTTTCATCTGTGACGCTAGAGCATTGACCCTACTTTGAGCATCACGCATTTTGGCTGACGTTTCAGATAAGCCTCTGGTCAGGTTTCTAAACTCACCTACCTGCTTTTGCGTCTGCTCTAATCCCTTCAGCTTATCGCGTAGTTCTTTTATTGATTTTGATGACTGACCACTAGCCCCACGGATGCGGGCCAGTGGTGCAGACAATCGATCCTGAAGGTTTGTAATTATTTGCAGCTTTAGGGTTTTAGACATTAATTTCTCCTACACCCTAGAGCTGCTTAATCAGCATCGGGCTGTGACCGTTGCCGTGCCTTTTCACGCCAGTCCATAAGCTCCGAAATAGACATATCCTCAACATCTATAGGACGCCAATGGAAAACGATGGCAAGGTCTGCCACCGCATCGTCAACACTTACTGGAAGCCCTGACGCTGTTTTTTCGTTGCCAAAAAACCTGCAACTTCTACCCCCAAAGACGTCAGATCAGCGGGACAAAGATTTTCTACATCTTGCTTTGTCAGCGTCGGGGTTGTAATGCGCGGCAATACAGTTGTCAGTGCAGATACGTTCAGGTTTACCAAGTCCATCAGACTCACACCACGTAATGCACCAGATTTAGGGCGACGCACCGTAATGGATGTAATATCCTTGCCGCCACGCGTTAGCGGCTCGTCCAAATCCACATGAGCTTCTTCTGGGTTGCTTTGAGTATCAACCGCTTCATCGTTAGTGATTTCTTTAGTTGTTGCCATGACTGTTCCTTAAACACCAAGTGCGGCACGAAGACCTGTGTTCAGGTCTTTGCCACTAAATTTTTTAACTAAGTTGATGACGTCAATTTCTATGACATCTTCACCATTGATCGTGAGCTTGTAATAGCTCAATGAGGTGGTGATTTTGATTTCAGTGTCCTCACCGGACTTCGCCGAGCCAGAGTCAATTTCCGAATGTCGGCCGCGCATTACCACTTCAACAGGTATGTACTCATCTGTATCGTCGCTCTGAATCGCACCAGCAAAACGCAAACCTGTACCGTTATGTGTACTCGTACCAAACTGCACAAATACATCTTTAAACCAACCACCCACTGTCCAATCCACAGACAGCTTTTCCAGTCCAAAATCTATGTCGACTGGGGCTTCCATACCAGCACCACGGAACTCTTCCATTTTCTTGGTGAGTTTAGGTAGTACAACCTCCGTAACTTGGCCAATATAGGAGTTACCATCTACAAAAAGATTGAAGTTTTTTAACTTACTAGGAAGTGCCATTTCTCAGCTCCTATGCTTGGGCTACTTGTTGAGCGAAATCCAACAAATAGCGATCAGTAATACGCTGTCTGAAACCCAGGTTTTCCAGCGGAGGCACGGGTGTGTAGTCGTAGTCGATGTAAAGCTGTCCAGACTTCAACACTTCAGCCGTATTTGGTTCAGCATCAAACCAGGCTTCGCCATCAATGATGTAACCCAAGGCTTTCATTTCGCGGAATTTCGCGTTGATACCATTGATAATGTCTTTCACCAGCGATGGGTGCATAGGCGCATCTACTGACCACATATGCCCAATAGCCATTGTGTCTGCCAGTACTTGTGCTGTACGCGTGTAGTTTTCAAATGCGTATAGGCTTTGTGGGCCAGCACACGTTCTCGACCCCCAAAAACGGAAACCCGTATGGTTAACCAACGTCGTAATATCGTTTTGGTTCAAGTAACCGGCATCTGTCGCTGGATCTTGCAAGTCCCAAAACACATCACGAGAAATGCCCGTAGCACCATTCACAACTACGTTTGATAAGGTCTTATGCCAGCCGACTTCGTTGTCCAGCTTTGCCCGTAGCCCCAGCGCAAATGCACTGGCCGCTAATGCGGTCTCTTTACCCACTTGCGTATCAAAGCGCATCAGCTCTGGCCACAGAAGCATTAGCTCACGCTGGCCAAAGATCTCACGATATGCGACCGCTTCTTCTTTGGTTTGACTAGTCAAGTCTGACGCATAGCAGAACCCACGCAACTGCGCAGCCAAACCAGCCATTTCAGCTGTCACAGAAGAGTTTTCCAAACCTGGCGCGCCCAAAATGCGTGGTTTGATACGAGGGCCACTTGTTTCTGCTGCCAGCAATGCCTTCATACCCGTATAGCGGCCTTGGGCATCGGTTTTGCCAATAACGTTTGCAGTGGTCTCTTCGTCGGTCTCGCCCTCAGCAACACGCACAACAACTGTAAGAGGTGATGTTTGTGCAGCAATAGCATCTAAGGAGCGCGCAAGAGTACCGGTATCACCGGCTTTACCCAATGCAGACCGGATATTTGTAAGCAATACAGGACGATCTAATGGGAATAGTTCGGCATCTGCATCAGTTGCTGTAGCAACCAGACCAATGACGCCAGTAGAGACTGTTCGAAGGGGTCGGGTACCACCCTCCATTTCTTGAACACGAACACCGTGGTGGTAGTCAGACATAATCATCAAACCCTGAAAAATGGATCACAAACTCAATCTTGCAGGGATCACAAACTAGCGTCAGCCCAAAGGCTTTTGTAATAGCGCTTTGACAATTACAGTAGAGAGTTTTGACCGGTGACATGAAACCAATCACAAAGAAAACGCCCAGGCGTAAACACACGCCTACTCTACGCAGTGCTTTTGTTAGGTATGAACAGGAAGTTTCTATAAAAAAACGCAGCCACTTAAACGAACGCTCATTGTTTAGGGCATGGCTTAAAACGCAGATAGCAGATCGACAGGTGGGGTCGATCTTTGCTTCTGACATCATCCGAATCCGCGACGAGTGGATGCTCTCATTTCAACCGGCCACGGTCACTCGACGCCTTGCTGTACTCTCACACCTATTCACAACCGCCCGCAAAGAATGGGGAATGGTGAATCTAGCCAACCCTGTTGAGCTGGTAACGCGCCCTGTCGTGCAGAATGGCCGCACACGGCGACTGTATGAACGAATCAAGCTCAGGGGTGTATCTACTGATGAATGCCCTACTAGCGAGCTACAGTGGCTTATTAACGCCACTAGGTCTAAAGAGCTACCCACAATTATGCTCTTAGCATCTGAAACCAGTATGAGACGAGGTGAAATAGCAGAAATTAGGCGTGAAAATATTGACCTGGTCTACGGCACTGTCTTTCTAGCCATGACCAAGAATGGCGAGTCTCGCGTTGTGCCGCTCAGCCCTTTCGCAAAACACGTACTGAAAAGTTACGTACAAGGCAAACCCCATAGAGGGAAAATATTTACCCTCACACCAGGCGCAATCACTCGTGCATTTATCCGAGCCAGAGATAGAGCAAGACTACGCTATGAGGCCCTATGTCAAAAATATGGTAGACGACCTAGGGACGAGTACTTCATTGATTTACGGTTCCATGATCTGCGCCACGACTCCACATCGCGCCTGGCCACAGCATACGAAATGCACCAACTTGCCAAAGTAACAGGACACAAAGACACCAGAATGCTACTGCGGTACTACCACCCTGACGGGCTAGAACTAGTAACGAAGCTGAATAGATCAACACTAGGAAAACGGCAATTAGAAAAACTGCGGCAACATCGGCATGAAAACGAAGGGGATCGAAACACACCGTTCGATCCCCTCCTAGCTACCAGTTACAGATAATAAGCTCTGTACTTTTTTGGGTATTACCTGCACCTCCTACAGTCTAAGTAATACCCTCTCTGCTTACTATTGATCGGTATGGCCACTTGTCCTATTTTTCTGAGGACATGTTTAGCCAATCAGGTGCTACTGGACGCTCCGACTGACTTGGAAAGCTTTCTGTTAACGGCCAATCACGCAGACTCTGAATGTAATCAAGCAGCTCCTGATACGCTTGCTCAGTTAATGTAATTGGTAGCTCTTGCTCTACTTCGTCTCGATGACGTTCCCGCATCCAACTCACACGCTGAATTTCACCATCACGCCAGCTTCTGGCCATAGTTTGATCATACTCAAGGCGCTTCTGCTCGTCCTCTACCCACTTACCATCAATCCAATCATGGAAAGCAGAAGGACGTGGCTGTAACGTCAACCATTGCGGTAAATCACCAATGCCGTCATATGAAACCATCTGGCCATCAATTTCTAGCTCACTACCCACTGTGTACTGTTCACCTGTACCAACGGTATAGAGTTCACTATGTCGATAATCAAGCACCATTTCCCATGCGCCAGTACCTTCACGCCCAAAACGATGGTCTGTTAGCTTTAACTCCGTAACCCAACGAGCAACCTTTCCATCACCCACCGGCGGCGCAACTTGAACACAGTTCCCAGGCACATGCACGCCGGCATCCGTTTCATACGTTGCTTCCGCATATAAAAAAAGTAAGCTACTTGGATCTAGCCTAAACACAGACAGTTCTTTGCTCATAAACACCTCGGGACAAACAATACAAACAATTGTCCTCATGGTGAAGCCGCTCAGGAAGCTCTCTAAGTTGTGAGTCCCCTACTAACACATAACTGTCTACTTCACTGCGAATGCAAGGCCCATAGGTAGTTATCAAAAAGACAGTTTTAGTAGACACTCACATCACTCCTTGTCGACCAGAGGTCAATACATAGCCGATGAAGGCCAAGGCAGAGGGGCGTTTAATATGGCTACACAAACAGTAGAAGGGCCTGCCGCTGTATGGAAAGCAAATACACCTTTTAACCCACGGCCTGAGGGGAGTGGTTCAGAGACTCGTCCTGTTAGCGTAGCTGTTTTGCCCAGGCTATACGTGTAGGTGCGGTGTTAGGGCAGTGCTGAATGTACGAATTTCTTAGAGGGATGGCACTGTGAAATTCTATTTTTTGGGGGACTTTCGACGAATTTTAAGAGTCTTATATCGGCCAAACTCAGTAAGGCTTATAAGCTCGGGAGCAAATGGGTTAATAAAAACTAGTCCTTTCTTCTTTAAACCATCTACGACTGCTAATACTTCTAACTCAGAGACGCCAAATCGCTGATAGTCGATATGGTTTAAATTAAAAGCCTCTCGCGGGTATTCACCCATCGCCCTCATTAGAGTCTTTTCATCGCCAGAGAGAAGAAGTGATCGGCTTCGTGTAGACCCAAAGCGCCATAAGCGTTTTATCACTCCTAAAGAAGACATCCCCCCCCAGTAGAGCACAAGAAATCCAGTGAGAATACCTGTAGCCACAATGGCAGTAGACCAGTTCTCAGGGACGCTGTTGAAATAAGAGGGTGCGAGTTTCGGCCCAAAGTGAAGAGTCAAACAAGTTAAAAAAAGTGCGACTATCAATGAGCGCGCTAATGATAAATGTTTCAAGAGTGCTGGTAGCCAGTCCATAAATCGTACAGCCCCTTCAGTATGAGGAAAATAGTCAGTTTTCTTTAGATTATTGATTATAAACTTTTGCAGTGCCCATTTTGAAAAGCGTGATAGTTCGACTCTAACACTGCGAATGCAAGGGCCATAGGGATAAGCCAGCTGGATGCTTTACAGAGGATGACAGGGTTTATTGATGCATCTCTAGATTTTGTCTATAACGGCGGGGTTTTTACGCTTGGAAATCGTAAGCCAGACAAGCAGGCACAATCAGGCACATCGTTAGAGGGGAATCACAGATTCGACTTTGATTCAGCTAGGGTTGCTCGATCCTCAAAGGAAACACGCCCTGTTAACAGCGCATTTTCACCCAGGCTATACGTGTAGGCGTGGCACTAAGGTGGTGCTAACAGGTCTTGTCTCTGTTGATGTCCTAGCTGCTCTTGAGGCATCAAAATCCACATCAGTGATGAAAGTTAAGCCATCAGGATGAACACCATTCAAACGGTTACCTGAGCCACCAGCAAAGGCTCCTGTAGGGTCACCATTGTATGTAGGACGGATGACCCTAATACCACCACCTCTTATGTTCTGGATGGCATCGTTTTGGTTGCCACCCATGAGCCTTGCATTCGCAGCGAAGTGTACACATGACTGCGAATGCAAGGGCCGTGGCCACACATCAACTGGACGCAATGCAGCAGCTTAAAGGTGAGCTGCATGCTCGTGCTGGTGATGATCCTGGATCAACGACGCCAGGAGGTTTGTATGGAGGTAATGGAGCTTTCCTATTTTCAGCTAGATCAGGCGTTCACTCAGCTGGTGTGGTGCATAACCTTTCTTCGATAGAACACCCATTTAGACTTTTGGATGTAGCAGTGTTTGATTCAGCAAGAGTGGCCCGCTCATCGCGTGAAACTCGTCCTGTTAGCGTAGCTGTTTCGCCTAGGCTATACGTATAGGCGCGGAACGAAGGCAGTATTTATTGGTCGAGTTTCCGCGCCACCAGCTATGCCTGAATCATTGTAGTAAGCACCAGTACCTTCCTTTAGAACGTCATGCACAGAGCCTGTCGGCGCATCCCCACTCGACCTGAAATATACAAAATGGCTATGTGAGCGAAACTGATCGGGCTGGGTGCTGGCCATGCCTCTGGCATTCGCAGTCATGTGTACACTTCGCTGCGAATGCCAGAGCCGTGGCCAGCACACAAAATGATGCAACTCAGATAGTCAGAGGTAGCCTTAAAGATGTGTATGGTGGCCCGAGTTTTGCTAAGGATGGAGTATTTTCAAAAACTTCAGTAGGTCTTGTCGGCAACTGGGGGCCATTCATGGATGGGACTGGAAGATCTGTCTGGACAATTTACTATGACACTAGCTTGGCTGTACGTACGTCATTAGAAACACGTCCTGTTAACAGCACATTCTCGCCCAGGCTATACGTATAGGCGTGGCACTAAGGCAGTGCTAGTAGGTCGTGTTTCCCCTGCGGTACGTGCTATACGTGAGGCATCAAAAGAGAGGCCATCACTGACTCCTGCATCTATTGCACTCCCACGAGCTACCTTGTGTATGTAGTTGCCTGGAATAGCTTGTGTACGGAATCCGCCATCAGCCGAACCCATAGCCGATGGCTCTATCTCCACCGGTGCAACAGCTAGATCCCAGAAGCGTCCAGTAAGGTTCTGCAGAGCGTCTTTCTGCACTGAGCCTATGGCCCTTGCATTCGCAGCGAAGTGTACACATGACTGCGAATGCCAGAGCCGTGGCCAGCAAACAATTAGGAGCTGTAGAGCAACATAAACATGCCTTACCAATTACGTCCGCAGGGCAGCCTGGAGGAGAACACAGGGTATTGGCAGACAACTTATTTAGCAGTTGGACAGCAAACAATCATTTCACAACAGACGCGGGATATGCCCTTTACAGTGATGCGTATACAGGGGGCCGAGAAACCCGACCAGTAAACACTGGTTTTGCACCAAGACTATACGTGTAGGCGTGGCACTAAGGCGGTGCTAGTAGGTCTTGTCTCTACACCGTCACCCGATATGACGCAGCCATAAGAAATGCTTTTATCCTGCATAAAGGCCGAGCCTAATTTACCAGTAAGACCATTTACATCGAGCTGAGACTTAACTAGCGTGTGCATCTCACCACCTATAGTCAGTCCATAAACATGAGCAGGGATGCGCTTTGTGGTGTCCAGTTGGTGTGTGGCCATGGTTCTGGCATTCGCAGTGTCAGCGTCAGTTCCCTTATTTCGCCAGAACATATTGTCCTGATTTGGCGTCTTGATAAAGTTGCCACCGGCAGGGCAGAAAAAACCCTCGCCGTCCTTATAAGCTGCAGCAGTCACTAGCAAATTGTTTTCTTGTATCCAGGCATACAGCCCCTTGAACTTTGGCAGTGTTCGATCAAATGTGCCGCCGTCCAGGGCAATCGTGTACGAGCGATCAACACGGTCTAGTGTTTGAACAGGCATACCACACGCTTTAGTGCGGTATCCCTTGTAAAACTGGTTATCAACCCACCACATTTCACCAAAGCCTTTGACAAAAACGATGTCGCCTTTGTATGCAGTAGGGATGCTGTCAAATAGTGCCGCAACAGTTTGCTCCCCTGCATTCACTACGCGGCCACGCTTATCTACTGTAAACGTAGGGTACTTAGTCTCTGAGCCGTAAGTTTTGGCAACAACACCAGAGTCAGCAAAGATCAAATCATCTACATATTTCCGAGTAGCGAGCACAACGGCAGGATCTATTCTTAGTTCTACTGTTGATGTATTCGTCAGCAGTAGCACGATACGCACTACTTGGGTGCGCCCTGACCCCTCTTGCATCTGCGGCTTATAAGTAGGCGGTAAACTCGCTACAGCAATCAAGTCTCCAGCGACATCAAAGATGCCCGCCTCCCTAATCCACCACCCACCCACTGTTTCTGGAATAACCTGCTCAACAACAATTTGAGAGGAATTGGCAGGATCTATAAATGCTTGGTTAATAGGTGCAATATTCACCTGGTTAACTAGTTTTTTCTGATCACGGCTAGGCATCGGCACAGCACCATTACCATCACCAACCGCCATACGTGCATACTGCACTTTTTGCCCCAACAAAGCGGCGTTCTGGTGTTTAGCCTCACCAATAGCAGTAAGCATTGCAAAGAAAGTCTGGCTCATTTTGTACTCACAGTAATGATGTCTATTAAATGTATGCCGCCAACGGGCGTTCCCAATGTTGTAACGGTGATGTCCTCTGTCGTCGGCGGGTAAACAGTTAACTCATCCCCCAAGTACGCAGCGCACCCCATATACGACTCAGCCTGAGCCAAGATGGTGATGGCCAGCCCTGTTAAATGCCGACTTACTGGCTTGGTTTCATCAATCAGCCTTACCAGCTCCGCATACACCTCATCTGAAATCCCTTTTTCGCTAACGCCGATGTCTAGCTTGAAAGTGCCACGCTTGGCTGGCGGCTCTAACTCATACCATTCAACAACACGCAACAAGAACCCAAATGGCTCAACAACACGGCGTAGTGATCCAATCGTGCCTTTGTGCTTATGCACAAAAAAAGAATCCTCAATCACTTTGCGCTTAGTCGCATCACTCCAGTCGTCTGACCACCTATCAACAGATGCCTCCCACGCTAAATAAGGGAGAAAATCCTCTCGTGCCGTCGGCACCCGCACAGCATCAACGATCACCTCTGTGGATAAGTCTTCAGCGGCACTACAGGTAATTGAGAGCCTGCGATCAAGTGGCGAGCTGTTTGGCGGAAGTAGATTAGTCATCATCTAAGCCACTTTGATCAGCGTCTTTAATACTTATAGAAACGCACCGCGCTGCTTCAAACCACTGCATTAGCATGTTCTCAGGTGGGCTTTCTATCACTACCCGCTTCACGCCTTCTACATGCAGTAAGCTGTCCAACTTTGACAGCCACACCGATTTCCCCAACCGTTGCCGGCGATGCAAAAAACTAGTCGCTCGTTCCGTCGCCAGCTCTACAGCCTGGCCTCGCCCTGGGCCTGCTGTTTCCATGTGCAAGACTGCTTTTAATTCAAAATCCACTATCCCCGCAGTACGCACATGCACACGGTCACCCACCGGTCTAACGTCCTCATCATTGAGTGCATTATTGACAATGGCCAACAGCGAAGAACTAGCAGCACCATTACCTTCTGATGACAGCACAGCCACCTCAACCTCAGCTGGTGCAGGGCTATATGCTGCTGCATCTACAACCCTGCCATCCGATGACCTGGCATGCCACACATAAGCCCCTTTCGGCCCAGCTACAGACAGGCTTTCATATGCTCTCTCAACTCGATCACGTAGCGAGTCATCAGATTCCATAACGCGCTCTTTAGGCGGGCTTGTACTTGGGTCTGCTTCTTGTACTACCAGTCTTTTCACGTAATAACGGGCGGCAAAGTGTTCAAGGTCTGCCCCCTTAGCAAAAGACAAAAACAAACGTTTTGCTGTGTCATTAATGCGCTGGCGCAGCACCAACTCTCTATATGCATTTTCTTGTAAATGCTTTACTAGCGGTTCGGACTCTAGCTCCAGCACTGCTGCTATTCCCGCTTGCTCCGGCTCTGGCCATAACGCGATCAGTGATTTTTTGCGCTCTGAAAAAATAGTTTCAAAATCAAGTTTCTCAATAACATCAGGCGGCGGTAACAGAGAAAAATCAATCATTTAGCCTCCTTTGAGAACCACACTCAAACTTTCACCCATTACCCATACCCCTTGTAGGTATACGGCCCCCAACAGGACTAACTCAGCCCTGCCGGAAAGATCACTCACCTGCAACTCGGCCCTGCTTAACTTAAACCTAGGCTCCCACTGACGCAGTGCTGTGGCGGTCGCTGCATAAATTAGTAGCCTAGTTTCATCGTGAAGCGGCTGGTCTATCAGCTCGGGAACCAAACTACCAAAACTACGCCGCATTAGACGGCTACCAATCGGTGTGGTCAGGATTTGTGTTATCGACTGCTCTACATGTGCCACTCCAGCTAACGCCCTGCCTGTAAATGCATTCATTCCACTCATTTCACTGGCTCCCCACCTGTGCCACTCCCACCCGAATTAGCATGCTTATGGCTATCAAGCACAACACCATTTGAGCTAAGTTCACCACCAACATGCTTGAGATCGCCCGAGATACTCGTCCCCGATGTGCCACCTGTTCCAGTCAGGCCCGAACGGTACGTTAATAAGCCCTGAACTGTTTGTTTTGCTGTGGATGTAACTTGTGGGGCATCTAAAGTGATGGACTCCCCTGCTCTCAATAGAATGTTTTTCTCTGCAATGACCGTGACGCTAGTCACACCGCGCAGCACTAGCGCATGGCTTGCATGGTTATATTCCAGCCAGGCTCCATCAGGAAACTCTGTGACCGTAACTTTGCTGTTATCGCTCGGTGCAGCGGCATCATCACTATTCACACCGGACAGAAATACCCCTGCCCCCAACTCACCATTTGGCGACAAAACCATCCCTTGCTCACCAACAGTAGGAGGGTTCCACGTCCGTGTTCTTCCTGCTCGTTGCTCAAAATACGGTATCCAGTCTGTTAGCAAACTACCAATTCGAACACGTACACGCGCTGGCGACTTGTGAGCGATCTGCTCAACAGTTCCAACACGTAGAAGATTGTTCACAAGGCGGGCAAGTTTCTCTATATCCATACAGCCATTTTTAGGCTTTTCGTTTTTCTTCTCGACTGTATGGTTTTGTGAGTAGCGCTTTAAAAACTACTTGTCTAAGTGGTTTAGATAGGCATCAACAATTGCATCTAGGTCTTCGCCTGCAAACCCTAGCAAAACACGCTTAGGGGTTACAAAACGGCTGCGGCCTACCGTGCGCACCTGTCCTTCTTGGTGTACAGCAGCGATTGCTGCATCACGCCCTTCAAATCCGACTTCTATCAGATCTGCCTCGACTCTAGCCTTTAAGTGGCGTTGTGTACGCAACTTTGCAAACATGGCCTTGCGCCTTATTTGCCCCTTCTTCCCACGCAGGCGACTTCTTTGTGCGTATGTCGAACCATCGGGGTTACGCTGTGCTGCTATACGCTGTGCCTGACGGCGACGCAGCTCATATACCACTCGCCTATTTACTGCCTTACGCTCTTCAGGGCTTAACCGAAACAACATACCGGCCAGCCAGTCCTCCAGCGGTGCCATCATACTGGTTCACCATAAGGTATCCATGCTGGCATGGTGGTTTGGCCAAGATGCTCACCACCTTTTCTGTCATACAAATCCAAGGTTATGTCCTGGCTTGGGTAATAGGGATGTTCGCCCTCCCCTACGTGGTATGCCTCAAAGTTTTCTCTGTCATCCTTAACTATCACCCTCTCTGTTAAGTTGACCTTCAAGGAAAGGTCTATCGCATCCACGCTTAAAATCTCAGCCTCAAACTGGATTACATCGCCTGATTTTTCAGGGTTCTCAAATAGCTCTGGCTGATTTTTACGCAAGTATGCCAACACAGGAATGATGATCTGATTGGCATGGTGAGGGTAGTCCTGGACAATAATATTCAGTACATATCGATACTCAAAAGAAAGGCTTTTCGCTCCTGTACAAGCAATTTCCCCACCCTCCAAAAAAACATGCAGTTTTTCTGGGTCTTGCGATAAATATGGGTTAGCCCGAACAACGATGTCACGAATGCTATTTGGCTTTAACATCACCGGCCTCTTGCACTTTCTGCTGGCATGAATACACCGCATCCACCTGTGCGGCGCACATAGCCCACTCTTGCTCGCGCTGATCCAGTAACAAGTCCAGATCGCGGTTTGTCTGCGGATTACTTGGTGCCATCCTGCACGGTGTTACTGGCGGACACTGCAGAATAGTAATCTGCGGCACCTGTAATGGCTGGGCGCTGCCGCAACCTACTAATATCAGCAGGCAACTCAGCATCGCCCCACGGTTTAACATCAGGCTGTTCATGCACTTTCCTTTTGTTCTGATTCTGCTCTGTAGACTGCTGCCATAAATCGCTTGTGATCTGCTGCATTGCCAACACTTCTAAACGTAGATGAGTATTGCTTTTATGCAATGTATCCATCGCATCACCAACACCATCTACGTATTTCTGTAAGTGCTGTATACGCTGTTTATGGTAGGCAATTTGGGCATTCAGAACCCAGACCCACGCAACCAACACAACGACTCCAAACAAAGCAGCAATACGCCATTTCCAGTTCGTCATGCTGTCACCGCCAACTGTTCGCTATAGCGCTTGTACGCGCGCGCCATCTTCACATCGTAAAGATTTTCTGCATACGCTGGCCCGTTGTACAGCCGCGCAACTGTGTCCCACTTCTTAGCTTGTAGGGCTTTATGAAGCGTCTTATCAGAGAGTATGTAGCGAACGAAGGCATCTAAGTGTTGGCCCTCATCTTCCCGCATTTTCTCGACAAAATCTTCGGCACTGTCATACCCAAGCGTTTCCCAGTGGTACCCCATTACTTGGAATGCCCCCCAACTGGCGGACTCCAATGCTGCTTGTCGATGAATACCAATAGCAGCATGCAGTCTGGTGTACTCGGACTTTCCACCGGCGTAACCACCTCGTTTTTGACTCACTATGCCAGGGTACTTAAGCGATAACGGCTGTGGATCTATACCGTGCTCTTTAAGTCGACGCCAGAACACATGGCGCTCAAACAGGATTTTTGGTACACCCTCACTGATAAACCCTGCCCCTGTACTTTCGACCTCATTCACTGCCATGACCGAGGCTAGATCAACTGCCAGCTTTTCAGCAGCAAGCACAAGATCACTTTGTTTGAGAAGATAGCCTGTTTCTGATCCGCGTAAATAGGTATCAGTTTTTTCACCAAAACGACCATCTACAACTAGGCCCGCCCGTATCTGCAACTGCACAACAGCAGAGTGTGTAGGCTCATCAAAAACATTGCTTTCTTCAATCTTGTAGCCGTTTATAACCAGACGCCTTTGCAAATCACCTACCGCAGCGCCTACATCATCCATTCTTAGTACGGTCATGTTTACCCCCGAAGTATTTATCGGAGTAGTATTCGATTGCTCTTGCACCACCCCACCCTGACAACGTGACCAGCGCCAGCTGCAAGAACTTATTTGTTTGAGCAGCCTCTGCCACGGCATAGGTCACAACACCAGCAGTCACACCTACTGCCACACCATACGCAAGCTCTTTCATCACCTGCGTCACAACAACTGACTCGTTCTTCAATCGGAACGCCGTATTGGTCATTGATGCGCACACCGCTGACATCAAATTAATAGCAAGATCCATCAATGTTCCTGCCGAGTTAATCTGTGACCACAGCGACCCCTGCGATGCATAAACAGATGCATGAATCCAAAATGAGCCACCGACAATACACAGATCACGCATCCAACGATTTGCCATAACTACCCCGTGCTTTAGAACTAATAATGGCATCCCGTAAGCAAAAAACCTGACCTGCCAACGCCAACATAATGTAGTAAGAGTTAACTAGCGCGGCCCCAGAATCTATGCGACTGTTGATTAAAATAAGCGTGATGTAATAACAAAAAACAGGGGGCAAAAACAGCAGATGACGCCACCTATGAAAAATCAACATCACAGGATTCAAACGAGTGCAATCCATGCTTGTGCAATATCGGAACATAGCCAATACACCATCTACAGCCAGTAGCAGCCCATTCAGCAGCAGCACAGCGATTAATAGCCAGGAGCCTGCATAACTCCCCATGACTTGGTGAAAGATAGACTGCGGCACAAATAAGCCGAATAAGCCCTGGTACAAAGTAACCAAGCCGTAAAAAATCCGAATAGGCCAATCCGCTGACATGTTGATGCTCATGTAGCTACGGTGACAGCCTAGTTTTTTGATAGTCATCCCCATAATTTCACAGTCCTATTACTTGTTTCCTGCTGTATTTTTTCTGGCAACAAGACATCAGTCCCCTGTGGCAAGACAGGCCCAAAATCAGCAATGCCTGGGTTCAGCAAAAAAACCTGCTCAACAATGCCCCCTGTACGTCCGAAATAACGCCAACACAGCACGTCAACGGTATCCCCTTGTTGAGTTCGCACACGCATCACATCAGCTCTACAGTTAAACGCGGCATGCCCTGAATATCACTCACAGCCCAACGCCATGCCCTACGAGCATCATTGGCTGAATCGTCCATTTCCTCTGCACGCTTTACACCTGCGTTTGTAATATCTAGGTTTGTGTAGCGTTCTATGAGTTCTGCTTGTGCGTAAGAACATGCAGCACGACGGAATAGTTTTTCTTGACGATCATCTAGCGTTTCATGCCCCTGCCGCCAGCTTGCTAGCTCAGTTGCTACGGTATACATCGCATTCAGCAGAGACTCTTCCAAACGCTCGTTTGTCACAGTCCCACCAATACGCATCAGTACACGTGCTTCATTCAGCCCTATGTCTGGCCAGCCCTCAACCTTCAACGTTTTATCTGGCCCTGATCCGGCCCTAGCAACCGCGAATGTCATGATGGCTCCTTAAAGTAGGCGGTGGGCAACCCGTTCACATGATGTCTGCATGCAGCATCTGCTTCAGGGTTGCGCCGCCTGGCCCGAGGGACTCGGTTATCAGCTGACTTTTTTCTGCTCAGCTTCTAATTTGTTAATGATGGTTTTAACGCCGACTTTGGGGTTTAGCCCTACGGCTTTTCGTAATGCCAACAATGCGGCATCGATGTCCCCTTCTTCCTGGTACTCAATACCAAGCGCACGATATAGCTTTGCTCTGGCTTCATCAGGCATGTCGTGACTATCGGTAAGCGCGGCTGTTTCCAGCAGCATCTGCAACGGGAAACGCTTCTCGCCCTTTTGTGCATTCAAAGCGGCATCTGCTATTTCATCAACGATGACTGTGGCCACGTTACGCTGGTACGCATCAGGCAGTATCAGGTTATGGCGCAATGCGTAGCTACCAATACGCAATGCCTCTTCAAAATTACCGACGTCAATGTTCCAGATCATGACGGTCACCAACACTTCATCATTGGCGCCGGCACCACCTTCCAAAACACCATCAACCCAAGCATCATAATCAGGCAGTACTTCACGCTTGACTTCGACTTTTGTTGAAATGCTCTGAATGTCTTTAAGACGACGTTTATCACTGTTGAGTTTGGCAAGCATCAACTCATAAGCTGTCGCGCCTTCCATTGAGCCGTGCGGGTCTGCTGCTGCCGACTCAATGGCGGCCACGACTCGCTCAAAACGACGTTTTGCAGGCGTAGTCATGACCTCCCCCTTATGACACCAACGTGATGTTTTCTGCAAAAGCAGCGCAGCCATAGTCTTCAAACTCGTACGCTTCGTTCACAGACTGGAAGTTTTCCACACGGTCACGCTTAGGATTGTCAATAACAGAGCGGCGTAAAGTGCCTTCTTGGTAGTAAATTGACAAGTTATCCAAACGGGTAACCAAAACCCCATTAGCAGGGAAATATGGCACACGAACAGCAGGCAAATTACCGACTCGTTTCTGACTGATAATCATGTCAGCAGCCAACTGCTCTGTAGGTTTGTCATTGTTATTTACTAGTGGAAAGTATTTATCTGATAGCAAGTTACGCCCCATCACTGCCACTAGCCGCGTATCTTCTTGGTACCAAGGCTCAATAAAATTATTGACCATATCAAACACCAGTGCATCGATGTTCTTGTAATCAGAACCAGCACCAACAGACAAGACCCCCGGACTTCCTTCTGTCTCAAAGATATGACGTTGCGGTGCTTTAGTCCGCATCTTTTGCAACCACCCGATATTCACGTCTTGCAGCAGCGGGTTTTGGGCTTTGTCAGAGTTCTTTGCTCGTGACGTACCATTCCACCCAATCATGATTCGATCCAATGCAATGCGCTGGATAATCGCATTAGCCAGGAGCACCTGGAATTCTGGAAACTTCCCCCACATATCCAATAATGCATAGCGAATATGGGTATCAAAGTTCGTCTGCTCACAACGATATTTATGATCGTCGACTGTAGCTAAATCGCTTGTCTGGCGCTCTTTGGAAGTGGTGTCTGTGCTACTAGCAACAGGGCCGGAAACACCCAACCCAATACGTTCACCCTCCTGCTCACGGACACCGTAGACATTGATTTTTTTCAGAAAATCGCTTGATTCCTGTACTCGTTTTTCTAGCGTTTGCTGCACAGATGGTGCTGCTGAAAATTTGCTAATTACGGCATCACGATCTACAGAGTTCAACGCTGCCAGGCGGCTAATAAACAAATTAAAAGCCTGTCGTGTTTCATTACGCATTTTTGTGTTCCCCTATGTGTTCTTGGCAGACTGCGCTTAGCAATCAGTCTGCACTACTGTGTTATCGCCACCAGTGGCGGGAGGACGATTTCGGCCATCACCATCCGTAAATGACAACTCGCTCTTCAGTTTTGAAAGCTCTTCTCGCAACTGCGAGACATCTTTTGAGAGATCTGGCGGGCTAGAAAACGAACCCACTTGGGATTGCAACGAATCAAGAGCAACGGCTTGCAGTTCGATGATTTCCATCAATTCTTTAAAGTGGCCATCTTGACGAGAAAACTTAGATTTCCACTTGGCCATAAATTCATTCAGACGCTCGGTAAACTTCTGGCCTTCTCCGTCATCGTCATCGTCATCGTCAAAGTCGAAATCAACCAAGATCCCTGCGGAGAACAAGTTTTCTTTGCGTTGTTTACGATTGCTTAGCGGGGACGAATCCGGTCTCTGTTGAGAAAACTCTAGTATTTCTGTACCCAGCGACGCCGGAGAATCTGTCACCGCCAAACCCACCAAATAGGCTTGGCCAGAACCTGCAAAATCGTGGTCGATTTCAATGCTGGTATAAATTTTCTGACGTTTTTTATTAAGAGCAATCAGCTCTGGGGTAGGGTCAAGTTGGGCATACAAACCAAGTTTCCCGTCATCTTCCTCACGAGCCTCTACAGCAGTCACATCGCCGTATGCTTGGAATGGGCCATCAGGATATAGACCACGGATATGCTCAAGCCAAATACGCGCCCCATATTTCACGGGGTTGAAAGTGTCAGCCATCTGCTGAATCCAATCACGCGAGATTGTTCGACCGTCTGTCGCCCCACCTTCCAATGCAACACGGAAAAATCTGGTTTTACCTTTCATGTCATATCCCTGTTTATCAGTACAGGTGACATGATTGCCCGTTGCTCTACCCCATTCAATAAAAGTTGTTTGTTAATAAGGCTTTACAAAAATACAGACATTTTTATTAGTAAGACCCAAGACGATACTGTTGCCATGCTGAACAGTCCCCAAAATATCGACCCTCGACGCCAGGCCAAATTTTTGTATTGGCAAGGCTGGAGCATCACCGCGATTGCCGAAAACCTCGGAGAACGCCGCTCGACTGTGGGTTCATGGAAAAGACGGGACAATTGGGATAACGCACCCACAATTGAGCGTATAGAAGGTGCCGCAGAACACCGCCTAGTGCAGTTGCTGACAAAGCCAAATAAAACAGGTAGTGACTTTAAGGAAATAGACCTAATCAGTAGGCAAATGGAGCGGTATGCCCGTGTACGGAAATATCTGTATGACGGCAGTGAGGTAGACCTCAGCCCAGCAATAGCGCAGCGCAACGAGAAGAAAAAGGCTAAGAAAAACTTCTTTACCGACGAGCAAATCGACATGCTCGTAGAAGCGTTTGAGGCGTCGCTATTTGAGTACCAGAAGACGTGGTACCAAACAAAAGATCAGCGGACACGCATGATCCTGAAGTCCAGACAAATTGGTGCAACCTGGTTCTTTGCACGTGAAGCCTTTATTGATGCTCTGCTAACAGGCAGAAATCAGATTTTCATTTCTGCATCTAAAGCCCAAGCCCATGTGTTTAAAGGTTATATCTTAGAGTTTGTACGCCAGACAGTGGGCATAGAACTGCGCGGTGACCCCATCGTTTTATTTAACGATGCCACACTCTATTTTCTGGGCACCAACTTCAGAACGGCACAAAGCTATCACGGTAATTTGTACATTGACGAATTTTTCTGGATACCAGGATTCGCAAAACTAAACGCTGTAGCCTCTGGCATGGCAATGCATAAAAAGTGGCGGAAGACACTGTTTTCTACCCCTTCTGCTATGAGTCATGAGGCATACCCACTCTGGGCTGGTGAGAGAGGTAAAACCGACGACATCAAAATGGATGTCAGCCATAAAGCCCTGAAAGACGGAAAAATATGCTCTGACGGCATCTGGCGTCAGATCGTCACCGTTTTTGATGCTGAAGCAGGCGGATGTGATTTATTTGATATTGATGAACTACGGCGGGAGTATACAGACGACGAGTTTGATAACCTGCTGCGGTGTCTATTCATTGACGATACAAAATCTGTCTTTTCATGGAACCTGCTTCAAACATGCATGGTCGACTCATGGGAAGTATGGAGTGACCTTAAACCCCATGCAGCCAGACCGTTTGCCAACAAAGAGGTATGGCTAGGCTATGACCCAGCGGCGACAGGTGATTGTCAGGGACTTGTAGCTATTGCTCCGCCAGCAGTGCCAGGGGGAAAGTTCAGAGTACTCGAACGCTTACAGTTCCGAGGGCTTGATTATCAACAACAAGCTGAAGAAATCCGAAAGCTAACAAATAAATATCGCGTCACTTATATCGGTATCGATGTCACTGGTATGGGTGCAGCTGTACACGAGTTAGTTGTGAAGTTCTTTCCTACCGCTAAAGCAATCACATACTCGGTAGAAGTGAAAACAGCAATGGTACTCAAAATGCAGAACGTCATGCGGAATGGCCGGTTCGAGTTTGATGCTGGTTCAGTAGACCTTGCTCAATCATTCCTATCAATCAGAAAAGTAATTACCCCGAGTGGCCGTCAAGCCACCTACGCATCTGGCCGGACTACAGCTGTAGGACATGCTGATTTAGCCTGGGCAACTATGCACGCAATTTATCACGAACCACTGGACGGCAACCCGCAGGGTTCAGAAAGTGTAATGGAGCTGTCATGAGCGAGACCTTAGAACACCCAATAAAAGAAGTAGATAGCAAGCTAGAGGTTTTCTCCTTTGGTGATCCCGAATCAGTTCTAGACGCTGGCACTCTCTCTGAGTATTTCCAGTCACTCAACATGGGGAAATGGTACGAGACGCCTATCAGCATGGAGGGCCTATCGCGTGCGCTGCGCAGCAGCCCACACCACAGTTCATCTATCTATGTAAAACGGAACATACTTGCAAGCACGTTTAAGCCGCATAAACTTCTCTCTCAGCATGACTTTAATGCCTGGGCGCTGGACTATTTAGTGCTAGGAAACGGTTACTTAGAGCGGCGCAAAAACGTATTTGGAAAGTCGTTAGCCATGAAACACTCACTAGGCAAATATACGCGCCGTGGCTCTCAAGACATGAATAGATACGTATTTCTCAAAAGTTTTGGAGAAGAGCACTGGTTTGATAGCGGAAAAGTTTTTCACCTGCGAGAACCCGATATCAACCAGGAGGTATATGGGGTTCCAGAATACATATCTGCATTGCAGTCAGCACTACTGAATGAAAACGCGACACTCTTTAGACGCCGCTACTATAAAAATGGATCTCATGCGGGCTATATCCTCTATATGACAGATACGTCACATAAAGCAGATGATGTGGAGGCTCTACGCGAAGCAGTGAAAAAAAGTAAAGGGCCTGGCAACTTCAGAAACCTTTTCATGTATGCGCCTGGCGGTACAGAGAATGGAATCAAAGTAATTCCGCTGTCTGAAGCGACAGCAAAAGACGAGTTTCTAAATATCAAACGTGTCTCAATGCAAGACATACTTGCTGCACACCGTATGCCAGCTCAGTTAATTGGTGTTATGCCCGAAGTGGCTGGCGGCTTTGGTGCGATTAAGCCTGTGACCCAAGTTTTCATAAGAAACGAACTCAAACCACTTCAAACGCGCTTCGCCGAGCTAAATGAATGGCTCGGCGAAGAGGTTGTACGCTTTGAAAACTACGAGCTTGATACTACCGAATAGGTAACTCACTCACTCGCACTGCCAATGCGTAAGCCAGTATCCAGCGCTTGATGAATAGCAAGGTTTATCACCCCTGCTCGACTTTGCCCTAACGAGCTTGCTAGTTCATCAACGCGCTCTAGTAACGGCTCACTAATAGTCAGCGAGATTTGTACCTTCTTGCCTTTACGAACCCTACGGGGAGCTGCTGAATCTGGAGCACCCGTTATAAAGTCATCTGCTAACTGTTCATCAGCCACTACTGGCACAGGTTTCGGCTTTTTTGATATTGCCATTTTCACTTATCTCCACATAGAAACAATATTATCTTAATATTAAAACAATATTGTAATAAGGGCTTCTAATTCCGCTATGGCCTTTTTGTCTTTAGGTCGAGCCTCCAACACAGACAAGCCTGCACCCGCTGCATTAGAAAAGGCTTTACGACGTCTCAACGGTGTTTCCAAGTACTGGAACTGCGGCAACTCTGAAACCGCAGCAGCGGCCTCTACGTTATCAATAGACTGCTCACCGGCATCAGCGCAATTCATCACCGCATACGCCTGCAAACCGTCCCTCACGCTTCTAGCCTCATCAATAAGCAAAGCAATGTCCTCTAGTGCCCAAACATCATAACTACGTGGCTGGAATGGCACTAAAAGAACATCTGACAATACCAGCGCAGCCCTTAGCGCTGTAGAGTCCCGCCCGCCTGCGTCAATAATGATGTCATCAAACTTTTCGCGTAGCTGCATGATCTGCGTACGCAATGTCACGCCATCTGGGTAAGAGACACATGTCAGGCTAGGTTCATGACCAGCCTCTGCACGAATGCTTATCGCTGTTTGCGCAGTTCCCTGCCTATCACCATCAACTAACAAGACATCACGACCAGCCAAACGACGTGCTAATGCAATGTTCAAAGCTAGAGTGGTTTTCCCCACACCACCCTTTGTGTTTCCGACCGTTAATATCAT